GCTTCAAGATGCAAGCCAGGAAAGTGTCTAAGAGCGCGTGGAGAAGGAAACTTTGGAACGCAACAGACATGATGCAACACTTCCGATCTATTTTCCTATTTACCAACAATCCAGCAACGCCAGCAGGTGTAACTGGAATTAACTTGAACCTTATCAGCGCATTCTCAGAAGTAGATGCCACAACCTTCTGGAAGAACGCTGCAGGTGCACAGGACCCCTCTTTTGGACAACGTCCAACATGGATGAACCCGCCAGGTGTAGGGGTACCTGAACCAATTAACATTGTTATTCGTGGAGGAAGGATATGGGCAACCGTAGCCAACCCTTCAACAACTGACACAATCAATGTCAGAATACAGCTTGCTTTCCCGAAGCAACAGCTAATGAATACGACGGATACAGCGACAGGTACGACTATCGACCCCTACATAACTGCTATTGTAGGTGGAAATCCCCGCCCGTGGTCGTGGGATATGCAGAGCGCTCCGGATTATCAAGAATACTTCTATGCTCCCGTCATGGATAAGACTTTCGACCTCAAACCAGGCGACGACGCTATGTTTATGCACAAAGTCAAGGTTAACAAGATCGACACGGCAGCGTTTAAAAGAGGTGCAGGTTACTTCCCCTGGTGGATAATCTACACAGGACAACGCGTCGACACCACCGCTGGCGCACAAGCGGTGACTTTACAGACCGGACATAATATATCCTTTGCCGTGCTAGACACGCTGGATACTTAATTGTAAATTTCATGATGTAAGGAAGCCGGGGTTTCAGGCCTAGTATTACCCTGAAAACCCCGGCTACCGGCTACCAGCCGCCTATAAATAAACAGCCCCCTTACACAAACCGCAATGCCTAGCAAACAACTCAGATCTGTCTGCTTTACCACAAACAACTATGACCAAGAAACATACACCCGAATCCTCAACTTCTTCGAGGAAGAAGCAAAGTACTGGATTATCGGTAAAGAAACCGGTGAATCAGGTACGCCCCATCTCCAAGGCTATGCCACCTTCAAGCGAAAGCATACTTTCGATGCTGTTCGGAATAAACTTGGCAACAGGTCACACATTGAAAGCTCAAGAGGTACTCCTCGACAAAATCGAGAGTATTGCAGCAAAGATGGAGACTTTGCAGAAGGAGGTGACTGCCCTTCGACAGGAGGCCGTCCCCCGACCCGCGACGCCCTTGCCATCCAATTCATGGCTGCCATCGAACGCGGAGCTCCAGGAGTGGCTGAATACGCCAATTCGTTCCCCGGAACGTACATCTTCTCCGGACATAACATGTTACGAAACGCTCTTTCAATCAAACCTCCAATCGAACGTCCCACCATACGTGTATTATGGTTATGGGGACTTCCAGGAGCTGGCAAATCAAGAAGAGCCCACCAGCTCTATCCAACCGCCTATATAAAAGATCCAAGAACAAAGTGGTGGAACGGATACATGTGTGAAACAGATGTAATTATAGATGACTTCGGACCCATGGGTATCGATATTAATCATCTTCTTAGATGGTTCGACCGCTATAAGTGTAATATTGAAACGAAAGGAGGTATGATACCTCTTTACGCATGTAACTTTATCGTAACGTCTAACTTTGAGCCGGCTGAGTGCTTCAAAGATAAAGACGGTGTTAACCATCCACAGATGGATGCTTTGTATCGACGCATCACAGTCGAAGAAATAAACATGTAACATTACTATACTTGATCGTGTCAATTGGTCCGGGAAAGGTATGTGCCGACCAGGCCTCTCGAACTGCAGGTGTGACGACGCGCCTCACACGCGGGTTTCCCGCGTGGGAGGGTTAGCTAGATACACTGCTAGTGAGAGGCCGAGTGGCACACGAGGGCGAAGCCCGCGGCACACGGCACCTCTTCCCTATAAATACACCATCCGCGTCTCATAATCCCCCTAAATGGCCAAACGCAAATCTCTTCCCGTCTTCGGACGGACAAAACGAGTGAAACTCAGCGCCCTCCGTGGTCGCAGACGACGCCGGAAAGGAAAGCGCTCATCAAATGCTTCCTATACATCCCGTCAACTTAATGCATCTAATGGCTTCAAGATGCAAGCCAGGAAAGTGTCTAAGAGCGCGTGGAGAAGGAAACTTTGGAACGCAACAGACATGATGCAACACTTCCGATCTATTTTCCTATTTACCAACAATCCAGCAACGCC